CCATACTTAGGTTTCTTCATTAGAGAATAACCACCAGACTTAAATCCTTCATCTCCCATTTGTTGATACTCTTGTTTAGCTTCGCCTTCATCATAGTCTGCTTCGGCTTTAGCCATCATTTTTCTAAGCTTGTCCACACCTAATTGTTTTACAGCTTTGGCTGTTATAACAAACTCACCATCAGATAATTGAGCTGGAATTGAATCGCTTGTCTCTGTACCCGGACCTTCTACTTCGCCCGCTCCAGTAAATTCTCCTGTTCCCATGTTACTTCCAAGAACATCTAATATTTCTTCTAGTTCAGGATAGTCAGACATTGCTTGACCTAACACCTCTTCTTGCTCTGCTGTTAGACCGCTTTCTTGCTCCATCATCATATCATCTTCCATCATCATGTCATCTTCCATCATCATGGATTCATCATCAAAGTTTAAAGGTACTTCTGGTTGTAACATAGAACCGGCTGTATCAAAAGCGTCTACCTCTCCACCTTCAGCGTATCCTGTTTTTAATGGACTATACATAAATGCTTCCTCCCTGTCAGCTACTGGCACAGCTTCTTTTGTCAGTCTTCTAGCTTCTCCTTTTTCTGTTTCTGGATAAGTTGCTTCCATTCTCCAGTTTCTTGCTGAGTCCGCTAGTAGTCCGCCTTGTGCCATTTTCATTCCCCTGTATTCTAAAGGTGTTTGTTCTCTTAACAATCTACAAGCTTCTACATTGCCATCAGCGCATGCTTTTCTTAAGCTGTCTAGTTGAGAGGGTACACCCATATTATTTTTTCATTAGTGTGGTTCTTATATTTAATATTTGTTCTGCTAAAGCGTATCTTCCTTGTGCCTTAGAGATTTCTTTTTCTTCTGTAGAGTTCATAACTCTGTTAACATTCATTTGTTTTTCTTTTTCTAAATACTCTTCAAATAAATGCCAAGTAGGAGATGACACTAAGCTTTTTAACTGTCTTGTATCCATTGTTAGCCTTGTGGCATCTGCATCTGTGGAGGAACATTTGCAGAAGTAGAACCACTAAACTGCTCTTCGCCCGGTTGTGGCGTTGCTCCTGTACCTATGTTACCGTCTCCTGTTCCTGTTACATCACCCGGTGGTGGTGCTTCTGGTGCAGGTTGTTGATTCTGTAATCCTATAATCTCTGCATAAATCGCCGCTTCTTCAGGCGAGTTAATTATTTCTTCGGGGTCAAAGTCAAGACTGTAAGCAAGCTCTTGTATAATTTTCGACACTTTGACAAAAGGCGCAACAGCGGGATTTTGTACTGACTGTAAAAAGGTTGTGAGTCTTTGAGACCTAACTTCTTTTTGCATGAGTGAACTAGTGCCTGTAGCTTTAACTTCAAGGTCTCCAGTAACATTTAACTCTCCTTCATAAAATTGCATGTTCCATTGATAAAAAGCTTTACCTAATGGTTTTAACAGGAAGTCATCTAAGTTCTTTACAACCGTCTTAATGTTTAAAGAGGCTGCACCCATTAGCATTGACATACCTGATGCTGTTCTTGTCATTCCTTGTACACCTGTATTACCGTGAGAGTAGGAAGGTATTCCTGTTGCTTCGTCTGCTAGTTGTCTAAACCTATCAAACATCTGCATATTCTCTGGTGCTGTGTTAGGAAACTTTAATCCATATATAGACTGACCGGGCATACCCGCTTGTCTTTTAAATATCTTGCCGGGATATATTTCCATAGACTGACCGCTAACCAAAGCCGCTTCGTCTATATCAAATACTAAAGACCCCGCTAGTGCTAGATTGTCTATAGCCATTCTTGCATGACCATTCATAATCTGCTGTGCATCTTCCATGTTTTCTGGAACTCCCACACCCCAGAAAGAATAAGGATTCTTTTCATAAGGGAATGCGTGATATGGTAGACGCGAAGGTTTAAAAGGATTAGAAACAAGTCTTAGAATTTTACCCATACAAACCCAAGCATTGATTTGTATTTCTTCTAAGTCATCTATACTAGGGTCAACATTGAGTCCAGCTTCTCTAGCAAACTCAGCATCCATTACTCCCCAATACTCTAATACTTCATATCTTTCTGTTTCATTCCAACTAGTATTGTTATCTAGTTTTATTTCACTTTCAAATGACCGTTTATTATAATTATATCCTTGTCTGATACATTCTAATATTTTTTCTTTATCAAAGAAAGGACGATTCATTAATGCTCTTAGTTGAGACTTATTGTACTTATGTCTATGTACAATCCATTCTGCATCATCCATTGAAGTTGCGTTAGGGTCAGGATAGAAATCCCATGCACTAACAAACTCTAACCTCGGTACTCTTACTCCTTCCGGTCTGTAAGCTCTCGTACCGTCTTCTTTAGTTTCCCATGAGTGTAATGTTTTATTATAATTAAACGGACCTTTGACGATGCCTGTACCCAAAAGTACCGCTTCAAATAACGCATTACGCAACTCCGTTGTTCCATTAGATTCTTCAATCTGGTCATGGATTAATTTCTCCATGCGTCTTGCTGCAATTTGTGCCGGTTGTATCTGCGGCATGTCAGGAGAACGAGCGACTCCTTTCTGTATGACTACTTCATCTTCTTTGTTTTTGTACTCGTCTTCTAACGAACCAAGAAACTTATCTGAATCTGTTTGTATTGCTCCCGGCTTTAATTCGTTACCGTCTCCAGCAAATCCGACATCAAAGGGATTGAAGTTACCTAAGTTGTCGTCTGTTACGCCTTCTAGTGATGAGTAGTCTAAGTTACCTTCTAACTCTGGTGAGATATCTAAAGGACCGCCTAGGTCATCTTGTAAAGGATTTAAGTGAGCATATTCCGCAATACCGTCTGGTAAGGGAGTCTCTTGTATCTGTAATGGAAACTTCGCGCCAGAAAAAACTACATCGGCAAGTTGTCCATAGGCTGCAAGAGTTTTAGTCTTAGTAACTTTTATAAAGACTTTAGACTTTTCGTTTTCTTTAAACTTAATGTTCTTATTATAAATACCGCGGTAGTTATGATAAGAGTTTAACCAACGACCTTCATCATCTTGTCTTCCTCGTTCAGCCGCTTCAAATTTTTCTTGTACTAAACCAGCTAACCTAGAAATAAATACTTCGCTTTGTTCTGTTGGTATTTCTTCTTCAGACATACTAGCAAAGTCATCAGCCGATTCAAACGGCTGTTCAGATTCGTTAATATCGTATTGTATTTTTTTCTCAGCCATTTACACGAAATTTAAGTAAAACCAATAGATATACATTATACAACGCTTTAAAGGTTTTGTCAACCCCTAAAAGCAAAATAAATTTAATATCCAAATACTTCGTCTACTGGTTGCGCTGTATCAAGGTTTCTTTTAAATTCAAATATGTCTTGGTGAACATTAGCCCTAGGTCTTGACATTATCAAATAACGCAATGCATCATAGGCATGGTCAGGGGCTTTTGTGTCTACATCTTCCGGTCTTACTTTATCTACAGGTATTGTCTGTAGTTCTCTAATCAGATGAGGACAAGAGTTAAAGATTTGCATCTTAGGTCTTCCGTCAGTCTTATTAGGTTTTAATCTTTCATGTACTTGTATTTTACCTGCTAATCTATTTTTATCTGCTGGTCTTAGTTTATGTCCGGCTCTAACAAGTATCTCTCCTATTGTTGGACCAGTATAACCAGTTCTGTTCCAAGCCGCTCCGTCTAACACGCCCGGTATAGAATAAGCATCTTCTGCTTCATAGGCAGTCATGCGTTCTGCTAAATCCTCTCCGGTTAATCCTTTTTGATAAAGTTCTCTATATATTATAAGTGTATCATCTTCTGGGTCAACCGCCGCCCATATTACAGCAGACTCCGCAGAATAACCGTAGTCAACTCCTTTAAGTCTTGACCAACTATGAGGTATATCAAAAGGAGGAATAATATGTTTTTCTGTGTCAAATTCTACAAACGCCGCACCTTCATTAATTTCCCAGTTACCTTCGAGTAATTGTTTTCTTTGTACTGGTGGTAGAGACTCTAACATCTTCATATAGTCAGTGTCTGCTAAGTATGGATTATCTTGTAGTAAAGCAGGTATAAACTTTCTTATAACATTATCTTTACCTATAAAGGTTTCATTAGCTGGCGCTCCTTCTATATATCTTTTCTTTACCCATGCTGCTCCGCTACCGCCGGGGTTAGCAGTACAACGCATATACGTTTGTATTTCTGGGTCTGTTGTTCTTAGTCGAGAGGCTAAGTAGTTCCACGCGAACTCGGTGGGTAGGTGAGTAATTTCATCAAAGCCAATCCAACTATAGGCTTGTCCTTGGAATCTATATACATCTGAATCTTTTTCTAGGAAAGAGAATTGAATAGTAGCGCCAGAAGGGAACTTCCATATCTTGTCCACTTCTCTAAACTTAGCTCCGATAAAAGCTTTGGGGTAAAGCTCCCTACTCTTATCAATGAGTTCTCTAAGTTCAGGCATAGAGCGTCTTAGTATTAATGCTCTGTGTTGTTCTCTGTGTGCGTATCGTAATGGGTCAACTAACATAGCGTAAGACTTACCGCCTCCAGCTGCGCCACCATACAAAACATCTTTCTCAGGGGCGGCGAGGAAATCTGTTTGCGGTCCGGGGTTTGGTTCAAAGAGTATCCTCTTGCCCGCTAAGTTAGCACCTTTAATTGCTTCCTTAGATATAATACTCTTTTTCGGATTGCTTGCTACTTTCTTTGCAGCTCTAGTAGCGGTCTTTACTTTCTTACTCGCTATTTTTTTATTAGCTTTCTTTTTTTTATTTGCTCCCTTAACTTTGCTGAAGCGTCTAACAGCCCCTTTTTTAAATCCTCTTTTCTTAGCAGGAGTTCCATCAGCTTTTAGTTTTACTTTATCACTAACAACAGCATACTGTTCTATATCTAAGTCAGGGTATTTCTTTTTAAACTCCTCAAGGCTTATGTAACTAACAACAGTCATTTCTTAACTTTGCCACCCTTCTTAAATCCTTTTTTCATTTTAGCATAAGCTGAATCACTAATAGTAGAGTTTGCTTTACTTCTACTTGTACCTGCTTTCTTTCTAGCATTCATATTATCGTATAAACCTTTTTTCTTATTTGTATTTGCCATTGTTAAATTCCTTTGTTATCTAAAGAGTATCTTAAAGAAGTTCCTTATTTTAATTATTTATAAAATATAAAAAATAATTGCTCCTTCAGATATTCTATAAGAATATTATACACCTTATTTTATTAAATGTCAAGCGATTTGTATCTTTTATTTATTACTTTCATTAAACCCGCCGGACTAATTCTTCTATCAGTTTTAAAATATAAATAATCACAAGCTTCTCGTAACGATAGTGCTTTATTTTGTACATGTTCAGCAGTCTCATCTAAAGCTTCTAACTGAGACTCTATAGGTTCGTAGAAACCCGCGTGCTGTTCCGAAGTTTTGTAACCAAATGGTATAGTAGAACCTTTCTTTCTAATTAGTATTACTTCTTTATCTTGTTTTTCTAGCAAACTACTCATGGATTACCTCCGCATCATCTGCATCTATAGTTATTTCTTCTTTTGCAGGCATAACAAAGATACCTCCTGTAACTGTATGGTCTACACTTACCTTTGCTTCCTTAATAACACCCACTCTATCTAACAAACTCTGTGCAGCATTTAGTTTTTGATTAGCTTGAGGTATAGGAGTATTACTATCCATAATGTCTACAAGTTTATTTGCAGCTTTTGGAGCATTCCGCGCTAAAATTAGCGTAGCTATCTCTACAATTTCTTTCTGTAAGGACTTAACTAGCGCAGTAGAGCCTGCACCTTCCTTATATCCCGCCTTAACCATAGCATTATTAATGTTTCCAAGGGGGTCTTCGTACAAAGCATCCAAGAACTTCTCTTGTTTCTCTGTATACTCTCTTCCATCTTTCTTTACAACGGCTGGTATCATAAGATTTCTTCCAATATTAGTTATTATAATAGTATATTAATTATACACTAGCTTTTTGTATTTGTCAAGTAACTGGTTAACATTCTTTTTTGGCGTAAAATGCATAACATTGCTATAGATAGGAGTAGGGGGCGGGGTGGCGCGTGCCTA